ACAAGGCGGGGGAACAGAGGCAGAGGGGGCGAGGGGGATTGATGGAGGGAGGGGGGGGGTGGGGTCGCGACACGCCCTAGTAGCTCAGCGAGGGGGGGGGGGGGGGGGGGGGGGGGGGGGGGGGGGTTTATTGCGGCAACGTGCTAACTCATTTAGAAAATCAGTAACTCCCGAACGTGTAGGCCGTTGGCCCGCGAACCTGATTTTGGACGGATCTCAAGAAGTCCTCGATTTGTTTCCAGAGAACGCCGGTAGTAATAGCACAACGCCTGGGACTGGAAAGAAAGGCATGTTTGGAAAAAGGCCTAGCAATATAAGCCATGACAAAAATAGAGGTTCCGCCGCTCGGTTTTTTAAACAAATAAAAATTGAAAATGAATGTTCTCTCTGTTATAATTCTTTGCGCGAAGAACAGAAACAAGGAGAATCATGCAAAAATACATTTGTGAACATTGCGGAAAAATATTCGAAAACTATCCGAGTAATAAAAGAAAGTATTGCTCGCTTGAATGTGGAGGACTCGCACGTCGAAAAACTCGTCCTTTATGTGAAGTATGCAGCAAACCTGTGCGACACATGCGCAATCGATATTGTTCAAAATCTTGTAGCAATATCGGAAGTCCAAAAGGATGCGCGAAACCCTCTGGAATCACGAGTTATTCGGGACTTTATTACAAATTACAGAAACTGTATCCTAATCCAGAACCTTGCCAGTTATGTGGAAGTAATGGACAACATAGACACCACCCCGATTACGAAAAGCCTTTTGAGATTGTTTGGCTTTGTGCTTCCTGTCATCAACGAATCCATCCAAAGAATAAAAAAGTCCGAACCAGAAAGATTCAAATACCAAGCTAAAGCCTCCAAGAAGGAGCGCAGGGAAGGCAACAAGCATCCTACAGTCAAGCCCATAAAGTTAATGGAGTACCTAGTGCGACTAGTGACACCTCCTGGCGGGGTTGTACTTGATCATTTCATGGGTTCTGGCACAACATGTTGTGCTTGTGTTAACTTAGATTTTTCATTTGTAGGTATAGAACAGGAACTAGACTCTTTTCAGATAGCGCAAGGACGAATTGCGAAAGCAATTGAAGATAAAAAGGAAGAGAAGGAAAGTAAAACTGAAATATGATAAAATTAAACAGGGACGCAGTAGGCCGTAGAATTCGGCTCTTGCAGTCCGAAAATTGGGCTGCTGCTGTTAGGCCGAAGAATAAGACTGGCAGAGTCAAAGGCTGGATAACTGGCACACTTCAATTTAAGTCCTCTAAAAGTATGTATCATGTGGTATTTGATAATCAACCTTCCTGGCGAGAAGGCTTTATTTACGGAATTGGAGGAGAGGGGCACGAATCAAAGTTGTTTGATTTTATTGATTAATTAGACTTTTTTCATTTATTTATGCTGAGTATATTGACAGGTGCTTGAGTAGAGGTTATATTCTTAGATAGGCGATGCGAGACAACAAGAATTTCGGAAATGCCTAATCGGTAGTCTCGGCCAAAAGAGGTGGTTCGACTCCACTCGTTGCCTCCATTGAAGCGGCGATTAAGGTTAAAAAGGGAGTTGATTATGGAATTATCTGAATTACAAGCGTTACTTGGTCGGCTAGGCGGCGGCATGACTTCAGGTCCCTGGGAAGCTATCCAAGCTACTAATGGTGACTGGCAGCTTGTGAAGGCTGTTAATCGTACTCCAGTTCTGATGTCGGAAGCTAATGCTCGATTTATTGTTGAGTTTCGAAACATTTTTGATGAGCTGGGAGAGATGGCAGAAACATCATATTCGAGGGAAGAGTACGATGCTTTGAGCAAGGAGATGGAAGAGTCTGATGAGAAGGTAGGCAAGCTTGAGGAGTTGTTAGACGATTCAAAGACAGAGTGTGAAGAACTCCAAGAGGAGATTGAGGAGTTGAAAGAGCAAGCAGTAGGCCGTAGAATTCGGCTCTTGCAATTGGAAGGAGAAACTGATGAAAATTGAAGAATATTGTGAGAAGAAAAGAGAGATAGAGAATCGTGCTAAAAAAGAGATTAAACGATTAGCTTGTGAATACGCTTTATCTAAAGATAACAATAGCATCCAGGTTGGAGACATGGTTACAGATCATATAGGAACTATTAAAGTCACTAGCATAAAAGTGTATCTTGATTTTAATAGACCTTCATGTATCTATAGAGGTCTTCAGTATACCAAACAAGGTAAACCTTTTAAAAGTGGTGAAGAACGTGATGTTTATCAATCTAATATCAAGCAAAGTAATTTATAGGTGAGGATTAATGAGTTATGGTAAGGCACAATTAGAAGTGGATAAGTACTATCATATTCGTGGGCATGCTCGTGGCACTGGTTGGACTGAAATCATTGATGCGGTCAATCTGCTAATTGATTTTAAATATGATGTTGGTTTGATTGTGCTATCTCCATTGCACCCTATGCACAATACCTTAAAACAGGCACGCTCCAAACCATGTGCGCCAGTTATCAATATCGACGGAAAGCCAGTGTACAAAGGGATGGAATCCAGAACTTGGCAAGTGTTCGATATGGTGTTCACTTCACATAAGGTTCAAGAATTGAAATTAGGAGCATCAGGAAAGCCTGGTGCTTGGTTTGTTGAATTCGATGACGTGAGTTGTGTGGAAATACCCCCACCCAAGGAGACAGACAAATGAGTAAGAAAAGATGTCCTAAATGTGGGGAAATACTATCTCTCCATCAATCACACTTAGAGATGGAAAACAGACGTCTAGAGCAAGCCAATGAACGACTAAAAACACAAGTAAGAGAATTGAGTGAGAAAATTGAACCAATGCAAAGGGCTATTGACGATTTAGTGAATGGCCGGGCCACGTGGTACGCAGGGGGACACAATGAAGATTGAGCCGAAATACAAAGACGGTGAGCCATTATGCACCCATGGCTGCCCCGCGTGTTTTGATGACTTTCCTAATTGGTGGAAATGTAGGATTAAACAATCTGAAGTTGACGAGGGTGAACCATGCATCCCCGCTTTACGTAGAGACCGCGATCAAGCCACAAAGGAGCGCGATGAAGCCCTAACCCGTGAGAAGGCGCTGCAAAGGGAAATCTGCACTGCAAAGGCAGAGCTTATTTTTTGCGACGCAATGATCCCGCGTGACAGGGCTATATTTATAACCAAACAGCGCGGCTGGGATTGCTACGACACCCCAGTCAAGGAGTCTGGGTTGTGTTCAGGGAACCACTAAGGATTTCTTATACGTTGAACAAGAAAGTAGGTAAAAAATGATGAAAGCAAAAAAAGTAGAGGTAATCGAGGTTGACGGCGAGGGCTTAGTATCACTGCTAAATCAGCGCGTGTTGCTAATGTGCGCCAACTATTTCTACGAGGGGATATTGGACGGCGTGAATGACACGTGCTGCCTTTTATCCGATGCGGGCATTGTGTATGCCACCGGCCCTTGGACTGAAAAATCGTGGTCCGATAGGCAGCAACTACCTAGTGATCATTATGTGATGCTACAATCCATTGAATCATTTTGTCTGTCCCCCTCGATGGTGCTCTAATGTTGCGCGGCAAGAAACAAAAACATCGGTCACGGTCAGGGTTATGGTCAGGGTCACGGTCAGGGTCACGGTCAGGGTCAGGGTCACGGTCAGGGTCATGGTCACGGCCAGGGTCAGGGTCAGGGTCATGGTCAGGCTAACCAGGAAAGCAGGTAGGGGAATGACAATTGATTGGATGAACCCAAGTGATGACATTCTAGAGGCTCGGCGCATTGGCTATGAGGAGGGAATAAATGCAAATGATAGTGATAGGATGACATTTCAAGAGTACATGAATGAACTGAGGGAATTGATTGTTTTGGCCAGAGGGGAAAAGCCTGATGATGATAGTATTTCTTTTGAGAGTTTAAAAGAAGATATTGAACAACTACGCAGAGACTATGAAGACGAGATAAAATCCTATCGACTACAAGCCAACGAAGTTGAGAAACAGAAAAGGAAAGCGGAGCAACAAAATCACGATGACTATTACACGATAGCAAATCTCGAAGCCGAGCTATCGGCGGCGCGGGGGGAGATTGAGCGGTTGAAAACAAGTAGGGCGGCCATTGCCGATGAGCAAGTAATTTTGCGAAAAGAACTGGATGAAGCCCAGAGGCATTGGGATAAGTCTAACCGACAAGTCGAGCCACTCAAGGCCGAAAACCTGCAATTAAAACTAGAGATAGCAGCGGGGCGAACAAAGGACGATAAGCTTGAAAAAGAAAACGAGCGGTTGAAATCAGAACGTTTGGATTTTGAAAACCGTGAGGGTGCAATCTGCCCCGAAGATGTTGGATTTGAAGAGTATATTAAAACGCTCAAAAAGCAGGTTGAGGAGTTGGAATTGGAGGTTGCAACAATCAAGTGTAGCAATAGTCGACTGGGGTATGTTTAGTGGGCGAAAGATGACTAATCAAGAAAGCAGGTGGTTTAATGAATCGAAAATTTCATGTTCGCGGGATTTGTTTTGTTCCGACCGAATGCATGATGGAAATCGAGGCCAGATCTGAAAGTGAGGCAGTGACTAAGGCATTGGAGGCCAGGTGGCAAAATCACATTGATTCACATAGCGGCGACAATAGCGCGGCTTTCGACTGGAATCCAATTGCAGAGGAAATAAGGGGATGAGTGAAGATTTAATAGTATTTCTAGTTACGCATCTACCGATACTTATCTTTGTAATAATTTTCGGCAGACAAATGGTGAACTAACAAAGAAAGCAGGCAGGGGAATGAGTGAATGTATTGAATGCGGCCAGCCGCTGAGTGCCACGAGCATCAGGTGTTACGACTGTCAAACCACAGCGATTATAAAAACGCCGACTGTGCACACGTATTGTTCTGAGTGCAAAGCCCTCGAATCCCGCGCACTGGAGGCTGAAAAGCGAAGTAAGGAATACGCGGCGGAGTGCGATAGGTATATCGGTGAACTGGAATCTCTCGAAGCCGAGCTATCAGCGGCAAGGGAAGAAAACGATACACTGGTAAAAGAGAATGCCGGACTAAAGGGTGGACTAATAGTAGTTGAGGCCGAAAACGAGCACCTCAAAGCACTCGTTGAGGAAATACTAGTCGAGAACGTGGGGTGTACCGAGTTGCGGGATTTGTACCGCAGAAAAATGATTAGCAACAAAGAGACTAAAAGAAAGCAGGCAGGGGAATGAGTGAGCCTATAGAGTGTCCCTTTAAATCGTTAGAAACGGCGGTAGCCTGTCATGTTAGGGACTGGTCAGCAGATCATAGGGATGCATGGATATGGGGCATTGTTTGCGGTTGGGATGAGGCTAGTTTAAAAGAACTCACGCAACAATACAAATGGACCCCGGAAACTGTTGCAAGGCTTAAACGGCTAAGAAGCGAATACAAGAGATTAACCCAAGGAAAGCAGGTAGAGAGATGAGTAACTGTATCGAATGTGGAAAACCATTAGATGCCTCGAGTATGAGGTGTTATGACTGCCAAACTGCTATAATCACAAAAACGCCGACTATGCACACATATTGTTCTGAATGTAAAGCTCTTGAAGCCCGCGCCCTTAAAGCCGAGAAGCGAAGCAAAGAATACGCTGCGGAATGCGACAGGTATATTGCCGATCTTGAAGCCCTCGAAGCCGAGCTAAAGGCGGCGCGGGGGGAAGTAGAGCGGTTGAAATGCTGCGGGAATTGTTGGAAATATCCAGCGGCAAATGATGAGTGTGTTTGTGAGCATTATGGCGGCGCGGCTGGCCATGATACTGAGCGTAACGATGAATGCTGGGAGCAACGGAAAGATCAAGAAAGCAGGTAGGGAAAAATGGCAGCGATAGATAAAATTTATGGTACCAACGAGCAATATGATGAGTTTTTGACGTGGGCAAAATCGCATCGTCCCAGCATCATTAATCGTTTTTATCCAAAAAATGGATACCCTCCACAGGATAGGCCGATCACAAACTTATCAGAAGAGGACGATGTGTGGTTGTTGAATAACTGCAATATTGATTGGGTGGTTGAACGAATCAGGGAACAATACGGAGTAGAGAAATGAGTGAAACAACATTTGAAATAAAAAAGGATGGTAAAACACTGGTACATATTCCACTGTGGAATTTTCCCGAAAATGCACAGATGCGAGAATGCTACGAAACGGAAAACGAAATAGTTATACTTGGCGAGCCATTAGATGATGATCACGACTGTGATTTGATGGGATGTTCTACCTGTTTTCACGTGCGTTACCGATTCCCCAGGTAACCCCAAGGAGTGATTTATATTAAATAAAAGATTAATACTCCTCCTAATTTAACAAACCCACTATTTATCTCGTGTTATAATTCCTTCAAATCAGGAGGATACTATGAAAAAACCTATTCGACGTTTTATAACTTATCTATGGACTTTACCGTGGGACATCCTTACATGGCTCTCAGTGTTGTTTATATGGCTCTGTTGGGGCACAAAGCTCCATTGGCTAGAAGGCTTATGGTGTGAGTTTAAGCCAAATTCCTGGCCGACTAGGACGTGGTACAGAGTTAGGGATGAGCATGGACTCCACATCATAAATCCTGTCGAGCTGCAGCCTATCTTAGGCAGGTGGTTGACATGGGGAGGCACTGCCATAGGCCACGGAGGATTCTATGGTCCTGGGAGGTCTGGAGGTCCCGGAGTAGATACAATAGTAGAGGAGCATGAACATATTCATCCAGAGCAGATGGAAGTATCTATGCTTTATGGATTTATTGTTCAGTTATCATTTGTTATTATATTTTTAGCTAGAGGTATGGAACCTTTTTGGGTATTACATACAACGTTTTGGACTATAAGCTGGATGTTAATATATAGTTTAAGTGCATTTCAAGCATATCTTCGTGGGGAGGAGAATGCTTATTTAGGAAACATCTTTGAAGAATCCGCTTATGCTCAGACTACTTCATGTGAAGATAAAGAAGAAAAATAAGTCTTCCAGGTATATTAGATGTAGGTCCAAGTGTTTGTAGGTTTCAACACTTTAACCAACGGTAGGAATGCCGTACAAAGCGCGTGGAGTTTGCCATGTTCATCGAAAACTGCTCTATAAACACTTGGACCCTTTATTAAAAGGGGAAAGGAGTATTTAAAATGTATAATTGGATAGATGAAAAATGGAGTTGGTATAAATCTCTTCCGTGGTACTGGAAAGTACTAGCTGGAGTACTAGGGCTCGGGATTATACTTTTGCTAGTGTTATCTCTAATAGGAAGGAAGCCGCAGATAGATTCTTCGGAGTCTGATGAAGCTCACAATGATCTGGTAGATCATATGGTGGAGGAGAAGGTTAAAATAGAGGAGGATCTCAAGAAGGAGATAGAAGAATCCAAGGAGAAAATAGCAGAAATTATCAAGAAGGAGCACAAGACAGACGAGGAAGCTGCTAAGATTAATGAGAAGATAAACAAAGCTACTTCTGCTGAGGAGGTTAGAGAAATACTGAAAGGACTTAGCAAATGAAACCTTTTATATTTATGCTAGCAATCTTCAGCCTGGTCTTTCTATGTCCATTTCAGTCTGTATATGCCGAGGAGAAGATCCCGATGCCAGAAGGCATTGACTACGAAGTTAATGGCCAGCAGGGTATTTTCTTTACTCTTGAGGAGTATAAACAAATAGCTTTGGTTTATAATGCTTATGTTAATAATCTGGATAAGATTCAGTTTATTAACACTAAGTATGAGCTGATGCTGGATATAGAGAAGAACTATGACTTGAGAGTTAAGAACTGCCAGAGCCATATAAGTATTTTAGAATACGATTTGGATTTCCAGAAAGCTAGAGTAAAAGAACTTCGGAGTACGATTAAATCTATAAATAGAAATAGCAAGCTGCAGGCAATACTCCACTGGTCGCTCATTGGCATCCTGGCTGCTGCCGACTTAGTGCTCGTCGTTCACGATTCGACGGACTAGGGCATGTCTGAGGCACTCACAGATAGTCTCCAGAGTATTTACCAGAACTTAGAGTTTGCAGTTGAAGGTATCGTATCAGGTAAGTGTAAATCTGAAGGTGTTGTATACCTCGAAGAGGCTATGGAAGAGCTGTCTAAGATTATAATTAATCTAAAAGCCGACAAATAAGTCTATCCAGTAATTTATACTCAGAGGTGAGTTATGTCTGAAGACAAATTGACACATGATATAGAATTAGTTCTGGAGGGAGAAAATATAAATCTTCCTGTTGGCAGTGGGTTTTACCCTTCGGAGGCTGAGGAGCCTTATTTTGTAGTTCGTAGTCGTAGTTGTTCTCAATCTATAGCATTTCCTTTGTCTCAGTTGGTAGCTGCTGTGGAGGAACGAGGTCTGGGGATTTCAATTCAATTGAAGAAGGTTGTAGAATGACGTACTTAAAAATAAAGTGTGATCAATGCAATGGTGATAAAATTAACTATATTCCTGGAGCTATTCAAGGGGTGGTTTTAGTTTTTACATGCCCAGCATGTGGTGGAAAAGGGTATCAGGTTTTAAAGTTCAAAAAGGTGGGGGAAGAATGAGTGATCTAAAAATAAAAGTTTCGCCAGGACCAGAATTTATAGAAGAGATATGGGAAGACGGTATTTTCGTAGCTAGGACATATTATTATTATTTCAATGCTCAAGAATGGCCTCACACGGTTATTGATTTTGAATTTTCTAGTGACCTTGGGGTAGTTAATGTTACGGTTGAGGGTACGCTTTTTCAAGATCCAAGATACGATCATACAGATTGTCCATATACTGATGTAACGAACGAAATATTTGGAAAACCTCAGTTTGTAAATGTGGGTACGTTAAATGACGAGGCAGAAAAACTGTCGATTTTTAGATATACAAGGATAAAGGTTGTTGTTGATACTGGTGGTGAAGATATTGTTGTTGGAAAAATACATTACAAAGGATTGCCAACTGGGTTACCTAAAGCTTTAAAGAGGATTGAAGAGTTAGAGCAAGCACTTCTCTTTTATGCAGATCCTGAAACTTATTTTGCCATGTCATTTATGGTGCTTTCCGATGTATTAAATGGAGATACTGGTGATGCAAAGGTAGGAATAGTTGTAGATCCTCCTTGCGGAGAGTTTATTAATGATGTTTCATTATGTGATAATCGTTTTCGGCCTGGTAAATTAGCTAGGAAGACAATGGGCATAGGTTGTTATATTCTTAATAACCCAGGTAACGTCTTCCCCACGTCTAAAGACGGGGGCTTTCTCCAGCGAGAGGCTGACGTTCCAGCCCGACAGAAAGGATATTTAACGCAGCGTTAACATCACGATCATGCAAAACACCGCAATCACATATCCACTGTCTTATTCCAAGCATTTTTCGACCGCAAGGCCGCTGTTCACTGGTACGAGACCCGCAAACAAAACATGTTTGGGTAGTCCATGCTTCGTTGACGACAAGAAACGTTGCATTGACTCGGTATTTGTACGTAGCAATCATAATTTTAAAAGCGCTCTCCAAACCACGTTTGAACCCGCAAAGGCTGTGGCCGGGGAGCATAATTTTCAAAGTTGCTTTGTTTATGCGGGTTCAAAGCTTCAAGCTGAATATCCCATTGATGCAACCAGTTGTCAACAAGAAAGGAGCGGCGATTCATCCCCATGGATAAATCCAGGGGTATCCTCGCCTGAAATTTGATGAATAATAAAATAAAGTGTTATCCCATAACAGGACATTCATCATGTAAACACGGGTTATATAAAACTGGTTGTACAGCCTGTGATGGTACAGGGATACAAAAGGTACCTTATGGCAGCATACCAGGACAAATAACAACAGGTGTTTGTGGATGGTGTCATGGTGCTGGGTATCGATGGGAGCCAATAGAGAAAGAAGGGAACACCCCCAAGGAGTAGAGAAATGAAAGCATCACAATTAAGAGATATGGCAGCAAATGGATCTGCCCAAAGATCTGCTGATAATTGGGCAACAATTACAAGTAAAAATGGTAAAGAACAAAGGATGGAACTGGATGATATTGTTGATGATTGGGCAGTATTGTGTAGGCAAAATGCCGCCCTTGAAGCAGAAGCTAAACGATATAGGATGCACATAACTGAAAAGCGTTATGTCAATGCATGTCCAGATAATGAACTACCCATAAGGATTTTAGAAGCTCATCTTGATTATTCAGAAGTATCAGATAACCTTGAAGGTTTAGAGCCAACTAATTGGGTATGTAAAGAGATGAATGAAGCTCAAAAGAAGAGAAATGAAATATTGGAAAGTGTAATAGGGCATTTGAAGGGATGGAGAGATGAACGATAAAATTAATCCTCGAATAGTGGATGGTGAGCCTGTGTGTAACAGTGAATGTTATAGGTATCATGATAACCCTCCTTGCTGGGTTAACACAGTACATAGTAGACATGCAATTTGCATCCCTGGCCTACGCCAACAGCGTGATGAAGCTCTAGAGCAAGTTAAGCTAGAAATAAAGGGTCGTGATTCAGCAATTCACCATGGTATCAATCTAGAGGAGCACCTCGACGCGGCCAGGAGGGAGTTGTGTGAATTAGAAAGTAGTTTTTTACAACACCCTAAACCTGATATGTCATCTAAAGAAATAGCTAAACAGCGTGGTTGGGACTACCTATTTGAAAGCGAAGATAATGACAGTAGATCTAAATAACAGATGCAAGATATGTAACCTTATTAAAGTTGACCAAAAACTTTGGGTCGAGGTTCACAATAAAGTTATTGATGAAGGTGTTTCACATTCTGTAGTATGCAGGTGGTTGAATACCCGAGCGGATATGTTGAATGCCAGTAAGCCCGATTCTTTAACGAAGTTCAACAATGCTAACTTCACCAATCACTTCAAGAACCATATATCGGATTTAGATATGATGACATCAGAGCTAAAGAAGTATGTCTCTTCGAGACCTCGGGAGACAATAGCTTTTGATGAGACGCAGAAAGCTCTGGCGGATTCGATAGCCCAAATATCTCGAAGGAACAGTTACGCCAAGATAGGTGATATGATCGATATGATGGAGGAGAATCTTGATTTTTATAGTACTAGTATTAGAGAGAAACGGGATAAGGATATAGAGAAAGGCAAAACTCCACAAGTAAATACTGTAGAGATAGAGAATTATAGTAAGTTCGTGTCTGATCTGATCTCTGCCAAGCAAAATCTTTTGAAACTTAAGAATACTGAACAAACTACTATGATGGCTGTGGAAGCTGCTGTAGAATCTATAATTGAGGGTATAGCGGTTAGAGTAATTAACGTTGCTGATGAGGTAAAGAATATCCTAGAGGCTGAGATGAGCGAGCAGACATCTTTACCCAAGCAGGTGTCTCAGACAATAAAGGCCAGGTTTAGTGGAGAGATGAGAGGGCTCGTGAAAGAAGCTATGGATCTGGTTAAGACTAATTATGGGGTGAAATAATGCCAAAATATGTATATCCTGAAAAAGAACCTAAGATTGAGAAAGTAGTAGCCGAGCTGGTAATAACTGAGCGCGAAGCTGCTGAGTTGTTGGGTGTAGACCATAAGGAAGTTTATTTCAGGGTGGTACATGAGCTAACAATAGAGAGACCTCCGTGGGCAGTTGTGAGGCTCCAGGCAATTAAGAGAGGATAAAGTGATGTCAGTTTTAAAAACATTTGCTATGGATAGGCTTCTCAGGAATGAGCAGGGTCTTGCAGCAGGTCGAGCAGTCCTGGCTAAAGACTATGAGCCCGATCATGATATAGCTATTGCTGTCCTGGAGGTATTCAAGGGGATTCCTGCAACAGTGAAGAACTCAATCTTCTATGTAGATGGAACTAAATATAAGGTGCCTGCTGATCTTCCAGATGTTAAGATAACTATGAGTAGAGGTAAATTGTTGTTAAACAATTTTTATCTGGTTAAGGTTGATTAATGGATAAGACTAAAGCAATGAAGCTTCAAAAGTGGTTTTTCCGATATGGAATAACTAAAGCACAGATAACACTTATGGAGTTTTATAGATTCAGCTCCGATGTGGAGAAAAGATATGTTTGGCAAATATTCATTGAGTCTATAAATAAAATTTACAAGAAGGGTTACAAGGATGGTTTTGAGAAAGGTAAAGATTTACAATTAAAGAGATGTTCTCGTACTCATATACCTAATCCTATTTTGAATTATTTAGAAGAGTTTAATGTCAGACAAGATTAAACCTAATCCTATCTATTTTTCTGATGAACCTGTCATAGAAGTAGTAGGGGAGAACGGTTTAGATTCCAGAATAGATTCTATTTTATCTCGGTTAGGTGCAGATGCAGTCAGTAGCGATAAAGAGTTCCAGTATCTCAGTAAGCCAGCTCCTAACATTATAGAATGGGTAACTAGTGTTGAATACTGGAACGTTCCTTCTACATTTCAGTATTGGGGTCAATATCAGATTCTTCGAGATTTCTTTAACTTAAGATGTAGGGTTTGTAATTCCCAACATCCAGATAAGGTTGATTGTTGGGGTAAATCCAGAGCATATCTGGAGTCCGAGGTCCTCTTAGTTTGGAGTTCAGAGTATCAAGATTTTGTATGTCCCAAGTGTGGGACGACTATGCAGGAATTCATTAGTGACGGTATTGTTATACCTTATAACGAATTGGTAACAATCATCGGGATGCGTGGAGGTAAGTCCTACACAGGTGCTCATATAGGTGGGTATCTTGAGCATGTAGCTATTACTTTAGGTATCGAGAAACCTGGAGCATTGCAAAGGAGGCTCGCTCAGGAGAAGTCCGAGACATTTGAAATTAACTTTGTAGCATCCACCGAGAAGCAGGCGAAGAAAACTATTTACGCCAAGTTCAGGCAGATGCGTAGGAATTCTCCTTATATAAATCGTTATATGAATTGGATTAAGCGTAAGGAGCGGGCGCAGGTAGGTGTAGAAGATCCTTGGAGGTATGCTGTAACAGAAGAAGAAATTTCAGATGGTTATCTACAATTAAGGTTAAACAAGCTGTCTTCTGATTCGGCGGGTATCGCTGGAGCTACCAGGTTAGGTGCTTTTCTCGATGAGTGGGCAAGGTTAATAGATACCGAGGGTACGAGATCTGCACAAGAGTTACATAGAGTTTTGAATGCTGGTCTGAAGACTATTAGAACAGCGGCAATGCTGGACCTAACTATTCCATTCTTTTTAGGTTCTTTAATTGGTATTACTTCGGCGGTGGCTGCTGATGATCCTGCTATGCAGACCTATGAGAAGGCTAAGAGGGGGATTCTAAAAAAGACGTATGCTGTAAAGAAAGCTACCTGGGAGTTTAACCCATTTCAACCTCGAAGTGCATTTGATGAGGAGTTCGAGCGAGATGCTGTAGCTGCGGACAGAGACTTCGGGTCCAATCCTCCAGCGGCTGCTACACCATTTATTGAGGATAAGCTCAGGTTCTGGAAGGCTATTGACTGGGAGAAGAGGCCAATAGCTACGTTTATAAACACTTACCCAACTGATCCTACTGGAAGGGAATATGTAGGAGTAGATTTAGGTCATTGCAAGTTAGACGCGGTTAATTCTCATTATATATTTGGTGATGCTGGGTCATCATTTGATACATTCTCGCTGGCGTGCGGGCATGCAAGATGGGTTTCTATTGGAGATCTCGAAGGTGGGTTAGGTGGTGATGGTTCTATACTTGATACATCTGGAAGGATTATGCCGATGAATGTAGAGGGGGTTATTTGGCCTGAGGAGATAGGGACATTTGTTAGGCCGGATAGAGGTGCTGATGCTGAATTTTTAGATAGAATGCATCATGAACGTGTAAGGATGTTGAGGTATGGAAGTGCAACGCCGATTAGCGGGAGACCTTATGAGCATAAAGATGAGGTTTTATGTACGGAAGTAGACTTTTGTGTACGGATCATTCCAGAAGAAGGTAGGAATATCTGGTTTGATTCTATAATTAACATTATAGAAAAGCTTCATAGGCAGATAAAAATTGGTACGGTCTGCTTTGATAGGTGGAATTCTGTATCTACAATCCAGCAGATAAGAAGTATGGGTATCCATTCTTATGAAGTAACCTTGAAGATAGACGATTTCTTGAAATTTCGGGATATGGTTTATAACGGCAGAGTATTTATGCTACCTCCAGAGGATGATGATTTGGTTAATGTGGATGAAGATGGGAGTCTTCATATGGGCGTACCACAAGAGCATATGTCCGGTCACGGGGTTGCTTTAGTTGAAATGATGAAATTGAGTCGAAGTCCAGATCTCAAACGGGTTTATAATATGCATAAAGGTAAAGTTAGAGGTAGGGACAGTGATGATATTGCCCGATGTGTTATTGGGCTTCATCATATAATTCAGGGTAGTATAGTTGATGCGATGGCAGATCAAAAAAAGAAAAAGAATGTTCGAAGAAGGCTTGCAGCTAATGAAAATCCTATGTCAGGGAACATTTATAGGGGGCGAGGTCAGTCTTAATGGTTAAGAAAAAAAGAATCAAAGATCCTATAATTATTGATAAAAAGGTCAAAATTCCTATAGAAGTTCTTAATAAAACCCCAGAATGTTATGGAGATAAGGATGATTGCTGTCGAGAAGAGCTTTGTGGAGAGTGGTTCGAATCCTGCAAAAAACATTAATAGTTAAAGATTCCTACATTCATGCGTTTAAAATCAATTACTAGTATTAGAGTAGAAGGGATAACTGTATGATAACGCTAACCGATGCCATTGAACGTGCTAAATTGTCCGCTGATGAAGGCGGCATTCTAAGTCAGACTTTTTACAATATGCTTATGAATCAAATTGATGAGAAGGATGTGCATCCTTTGACAATGGCTTTGGTAGAGAATGGAATAATGGTTCGGACGAGTTCTTTAACTAGAGGGGCTATAGCGGCTCGCAGGAGGGCTCTTTACTGGGATGTGGACGAGAATGCTACTCCGTATGTAGAAGACGAAGCAGCAGTAGCGGAGATGTTCCCTGAAGAGATTCCAGAGGACATGTCCGAAGTTCGAGAAGTACTAGAGAATGCTGGGATAGCTGTTTCTCCAGATGGTACTGTATCTTTTTATAAGACTAACATTCCAGGGATATACACAGATAAACTTCCACAAGCTTTACCTTTATCGACGGCTATAAGCTTATGGGAGCAGAAGTTAGAGATAGCAGATGGTGAGAAGGCCCGAGTAAAGAATATTCAGGATTCTCTTGCTAGACTTAAGGCTCAAGTTGATGAGAGAGTCAGGACAGGCAAGTCTCCTAAAATTTCAGAGATAGGAGCTTCTCTAACTGAATTGGAGGAGTACGGTTTCGATCCAAGATCTAGATCTGAAATAACCAAAGGAATTAGTGGTGTTATAGAGAATGTTTTTGAGACAGTTATGGGTAATAACTGGATGGGTGCTGTTACAGCAATCGATGAGGCCCAAGAAGTACTGAATGAGTATATAAGTGGGCAGGATTCTGATTATAATAATGATTTATATGTTTGGGATGCTTTGGATAAGTTAGTGCAGCTCCAGGAATCTGATCCTGCAGCCTTCGAGAAATCCGTTGGAGGTTTAGGTGGTTTAGCCGCTAGGTTATATGCAGCATTTATAAAGAATGCTCAAGAAGCTTCTGCAACTTTGTTACTGGATCTCAATCTTGGGGAGTTTACCGAATTTGCAAGAGGTCTTGCAGAAGAGTTTAATGTTAATGAATCTCCTGATGAGTTTGTAGATTCGCTTGTTAATAATGAATATGAATGGATGGCTGGTGCAATTCCTAATTTGCTGGAGACTGGGTTACTGCCAGGTGTATCCAATATCGAGATAGAGTTTAATGATAGTGATAATTATGGTGCTTTCGAAGATGAATTAGGAGGATCTATTCCTTCTGGAGATTCTGATGAGCGTGGATCGATACCATTAGAAATGGAACCTGATGAAGTGGGTACGTTATTTGATGTTATTAAGGATTATGTAAGAAGTATAGTAGCAGAAGATAAAGAGCGGGGATACCTGGAATAGTTATGCATAATTCTTTTCATAGAGTTGCTGCTGATATTAATCTTTATGTGTATGTAGGGACTGGTTTTATCCAGGAGGCCATTGTTGATTTGGTTTCTGCGAAAGGCGAAACTTATAATGAGTCATTAGCAGATCAGGTTCTAGAAGAAGCCTTGATGTACAGGGACGTTCTAGAAAGCCAGATAGTTCAAGAGGGTTGGGCAGATGCTGCTGCCATTGAATTTACTCAATCATATGATATTAGCGGAACAATTGAGTATGAAGGTGAAGATACTCCTCTAGATGGAGGGGAGATAGCTGAGCTTGAGCAGATCGTCGAAGACTGGCTATCTCCATTTATCGACGAAGCAATTGATGTAGCTGGTGTAGAGGAGTTGATCTGGATTCCTGTAGATAGTAGCAATGTTAAAGCTTTCGCCTACGATCAAGACAATCGCTTCTTTTATGTTGAGTTTTTACCTTCTGGAAGAGGTGCATTTTCTGAGGGATCTGTTTATGTATACCACGGTGTAGAACCTGAGGTATATAGTCAGGCTCTTCAAGCGCCTTCGGCTGGAAAGTTCGTGTGGCAATTCTTGAGAGATCGCTATGATTACGACAGGTTAAGTTAGATGGCAGAGTCTAGTAAAATATGTCCTAAATGTAGCAAGGCCAAAAGTCGTGTTGATTTTTCTAAAAATAAGTCTAAGAAAGATGGGTTGAGTGATTGGTGTAAGGTGTGCAGTAGCGAATACTCTGGGGAGTATCGTGATAAAAATAAAGATAGTTTGGCTACTAAAAGTAAAGAGTACCGTGAAAAGAATAAGGAGATTTTAGCTAAAAAAGATAAAGAGCGCAATAAGAGAGATGCTAAAAAGATAGCAGCTAGAAAAAAGATATATAATGAAAAGAATAGGGAGATAATTGCAGTTAAAAGAAGAGAAGCTTATTTAAAACGAAAAAGTATGCGTATTAAACGTATGCCAATTCGATTTCCTGGTATTAAATTTTGTACTAACTGTAAAGAAGAAAAGACTCCTGAAGATTTTCATAATGATAAAAACACCAAGGATGGTAAGTGCTCTATCTGTGCTGAATGTAATAAAAAGCGTTCAAACGCTTACCATCTTAAAAATCGAGTGATAAGACCTCAGCCAATAAGATTTGCAGATATTAAATTTTGTCCAAAGTGTAAAGAAGAAAAATCTGAAGGGAAATTTGGAACAACCAAAAAAGGTAAGTTACGTTCTTGGTGTAATTCTTGTTTAGCGGAAGATGCTCGAATTCGAAGAGCTAATGATATTAGACCTAAAAAAGAATATCTTCCTCGGATGGAAGGCAGTAAAGAATGTTCTAAGTGTGCTATAAATAAAGAGATTACACTATTTCATGTAAATAAAAGTGCTACAGATGGAAGATGCTCACAATGTATTGAGTGTGTTAAGGAGTATGGTTCTGAGTATAGTGAGAAAAATAGGGAAAAAATTAGAAGAAGATCTGCAGAATGGTATGAAAATAATTTAGATTATGTTTTAGTTAGACAAAGAGAAAAATATCATAATGATCCAGAGTTTAAGCTGAGTATTACTCTGAGACATATTACTTCTAGAGTAGCTAACGGCCAGAAAGCAGGTTCCTTTGTGGAGGATTTAGGTTGCTCTATTTCAGAATGTAGAATGTATCTAGAATTTCAATTCTACGCCAATTCGGAAACTGGCGAGGAGATGATTTGGGATAATCAAGGTAAAGGTAAAGGAAGCTGGCAGATCCACCATATTAAACCTTTAGCTTTTTTTGACTTAACAATTAGAGAACAATTCTTAGAGGCAGCTCACTATACGAATTTAAAACCTTTATGGCATAAAGACCATGTTAAAGAGCATTATAGGTTACGCTCTTTAGCCATAATACGAAAGACAGCATACAACCAAGACCAATCTTATATATTTTACTAGGAGAATTCAATGATTGCTGTAGAAAAATTCATAGCAGTTACTAGTAGTAATATTGATGCAATAGCTTTCGATGAAGAGAATTCTGATTTATATGTTTCTTTTCTAAATAAGAAAACAGGTTCGAGTACTCTTTATAAATATGCAAATGTAACTCAAGAAGTATTTGAAGAGTTGCGAGATGCTGATTCAAAAGGAAAGTTTATACATTCCCGAATCAAGGGTAGGTATGAATATAATAGAGTAGAAATAGAAGAATAACTTGTTCATGTTGGTTTCTCTACTATTACATTTACATTGTTGTCTTGTAAGGTAACGCCGCTATCTTGCAAGGTTGCACGATTATCATGCAAGGTTCCATGTATGTCTTCCTCGGAGGATGGAGACCCTGAAATTCGGTATGAGCATCCTCATTATAACCTTTTATTTACACTTTAGGGCGCATATAAACCTAAGCTCCTTTAGAAGACCAAATATTTCTTGTGTTATATTAATCCAGAAGATTGAGACTGTAAAAACAATTGGGTCGCCCAATTTGAAAGAAAAATGGAGTAAATAATGGCCGCAACATCAATTGTAGTAACAAACGCCACTTCCAATAACCTCTCGCTAGTTGGAGACAATGGTAAACCTCGTGTCGATATTAGTCATGTCGGAGGTGCTAATTACGAAAGTATCCTGATGACTGATGTAGAGGGAAATATTCTTCTATGTGATACACTGTCTTCCTGGATTACATCTGGTAAAATCGTAGTAACCCGAGGTGGAGTAACTGTAACTGCTGCTCAGATGACAGCATTTAAGTCTCCTATGACTGCTGATATTTATGATCACGATCTGGATGATATATCTGATAAGGCCGAGCAGTTGGATTTTGTGGATGCGACTACCGTATTGGCGGCGGTTACTCCTTATACTGTTTTAGCTACTGATGATGTTATTGATGCTAATGTTACAACGGGTGTACTTAATCTCGTATTTCCTTCGGCGGCGGATTACGACGGTCGTATAATAACTGTTCAAGATGTAGCAGGACTTGCGGCTACGAATAACATTACAATTACTCCAGATGGTGCTGAAACAATTGATGGTGTAGCTGCTCCTCTTGTATTGGATCGAGGTAATACTCAGATTAGTCTGAGATCTGATGGTGTGAGTAACTGGTACACAGATACTGCAAATGTTAGAGAGTTGTTTGCTGCTAGTGGCGCTACTGCATCTGGTAGAGCTATCATTGCTGCTGATGTTAAGGCTGTTGCTGAGACTAATGGAGCCGTTTCTGGTGTTGCTGGGCAGGATTTTGCACCTGAATCTATCACTGTTCACATGACTGCGTTTGGTGCAGCTCTTAATGGTAACTGTGAAATCACAGTTGGTACTACCACTCCTGGCGGTACAGAAATTCTGGGTGTTACTGCACTCACTGGGTTGGATGCGCTAAATGAAACTTACAGGATTGCACTTACGGGCGCATTTCCTACAATTGCAGGTAATGCAACTTTGTATGTAAACGTAACAACGGCTGATACTGGTGCAGGTACTGGTACAGTTAATGTAATTATTGAAGGAAAACTTCTATAAATAGGTAGAAGAAGGAGTATGAAAAATGACTATTAGACTGAGCCCAACGAAGGTACTTACTGGAGTAGAAGGAATTGCACTCACTACCCACCGTACCAGTGTAGGTACTGATCATGCTAATTTGGCTGCAAAGCCGCGTGTTGTAGTAGCTGGATGTGAAGTTGAGACTCTCAACAATGAGCAATCCACAGCTATCGGCGGAAGTGCTGCAAACGAGTTTGTTCCTATAGCACTAATCTTCCATATGGAAGCTGTTGGTGTAGGTGCGGCTGCTAATGGTGACGTTGTGGTTACAGTTGGCATCACCACAGGTGGTACTGAGATTTTGGGTGTTACTACCCTAACCAATCTCATAGCTCTGAATACTCGATTTGTAGTAGCTTTGACAGGATTGACAGCCACTATTCCAGCTGACTCTACAATTTATTGTAAGGTTACCACGGCTGATACTACGGCTGGTGCTGGCCACCTACTGGACTGCTACTTGATTGGTGAAACGTTTGTAAGTGGTACCTAAGATAACGAAGGTCGGTGTAAATAGAAAGGTAGGTGGTTTAATATGAGTATCAAGCTTAGTCCAGCTAAAACTCTTACTGGTGTTGAGGCAGTCGCGCTTACCACTCACCGTACCAGTGTAGGTGTTGATCATACTAACTTGGCTGTGATGCCTCGTGTTTTAGTACCAGGGCTTACAATCAATATATTGAATCATGAGCTAAGTACAGCTATAGGTTTGAGTGCTGGGAGTGAATTTGTTCCAAGGATAGCTATTGCTCATATGGAAGCTATTAGTGGAGCAGGTGCAACTGGTGATACTCAGATTACGATTGGCACCTCTGCTGCTGGTACGCAAATTCTTACTGCTACTGCATTGACTGGTTTGATTGCGTTGAACAGCCACTTTATAATAGCTCTTGGTACTGCAGTGACTGCTACGTTGACTGCCGATTCAACAATTTATTGTAAGGTTACTACTAAGGATACTTCTGCTGGTGCTGGGCATCTTCTTGATGTTTATATTCTTGGTGAAGTATTTGTGAGTGGGACCTAAATAATACCACTCTGATCTTCCCGCTCTTTAAAATCTCTACAAAGTGACATGTTATACTCCATCGTGGAGATATGTAATATGTTGAATCTCATAATTGAAGATAATAGGTTGAATGGTGCTGTACGAGGTCTTCCTTTAGTTAAGGAATGTACTAAGTGTGGGGAATGTAAAGCTATTGATGAATTTTATAAGGCGAAGAATGGGAAGTATGGAAAACTATCTATGTGTAAAGAGTGCTACTCTAAGGATAACAAACGATATATTGCCGAGAATAATAATCCCAGAAAAACTGAGGGAACTAAAGTTTGTACTAAATGTGGTGGGGAGAAAGATGTAAGTGAGTTTTCTTCTCGTAAGAGAAATAAGGATGGTCTTCTCGAAAAATGTAAAGCTTGTTGTGCTGAATATAATAAAGAAAAGAAAGAACGATCTGTTTTAGTTACTGAAGGAATTAAAGCTTGTTCTAGATGCGGAAAAGAAAAGTCAGTATTGGAATTTGGAAAATTATCGACAAGTTCTGATGGTTTAAATTATTGGTGTAAAGAATGTGAGAATAAACGAAAGAAAGTACAGCGTACTAAACACCGTGTTAAACATTTGAATTATGCTAAGATGCATAGAGCTGAAATATGGGCAAATGAAAACAAAAGAAGGAAAACTGATATTACCTATAAACTGGCTTGTAGTCTTAGAACAAGGACTAATCTTGCAGTAAAGAAGGGCTGGAAGTCTGGTTCTGCAGTCCGAGATTTAGGATGCTCAATTGAATTCTTTAAGGAGTACTTAGAATCTCAATTTACTGAAGGTATGACTTGGGATAATTGGGGTCGGGGTCATGGTTGTTGGAATATAGATCATATAATTCCGTTAGTTTCTTTTGATTTAACAATAAGAGAACAATTCCTAGAAGCAGCCCATTATACCAATATGCAGCCTTTATGGTTTGAAGATAATATGTCTAAAGGTAGTAAACTAGATTGGATTAGAAGTACTCAGCATGATGAAGTCCAAGACTATATATTTTATTAAAGATAGGAGTTAGCTATGCCTTTATGGACCTCAGTATTTCCAGCAGCACTCGATACATTCACTGCTGGCCCACAAATAGACGGCGTAGACACCGTTTGGGCGAATAATGTTAACCAACCTGCCGCTTCCATCGAAGCTATCGAAACAAAATTAGGTGTAACTGGTGGAAATACCACAGGTGTAGGTGGATATTCGTTTCAAGCAGCGGGTAAGGCAGCTTTCCCAGGTGCTGGAGGTGATCCTACGTTATGGGTTGATAACTCCATGGGTCCTGGATTTATATTAACGTATACAGATGAGCTTGGAACAGACTGGCCGATCAATTCTTTATCCAATATCGGTGTTGGATATACTGTGGCCGATCCTGCAATTGCAGTTGGAGATCTAGTAGGTATTGATCCTGCTGGTGCTGCAGATGATGTAGTTAGAGCTGATGCCAATGCTGGTACTGTATATCAAATGCATGGAGTTGTTATCGGCATTTATGGTGCTGGGGTTCTATGCGATATTTTATATTGTGGAGAGATTCAGAATGCAGCTTGGACTGGTTTGTTTACTCAGGGAATGCCAGTATATCTAGGAACTAAGGGAGTCAACAGCGGGCTTGCTGCTGCACCTCCTGGAGGTATTGGATCTATTCAACAGGAAATTGGATTTTTTAGAAATACCGATACGTTGGTTGTGAGACCTACATTGGTATCTACAATATAGGAGCGTTTTATGGCTGATTTATTTCCCATTGTACGACCTGCGGCATCTGGAGGAGCTAGAAATCTAGATGAAAATGCTGATACCTTATTAGCAGGAACTCTAGATCGTACTACTGCTGGAGTTCTTAGAGTTGGTACATCTGTTGCTACTACTGTAGGAATAGGTAGTGCTACATGTTTAGTTGATATTGATGCATCTTCTGTTACGCTAGATTCTGCTGGGAGTATTTCAATTGATGGTGTTGGAGCTTCTAATCTTACAATAGATACTGGAAATTTAACTATAAACACCACTACGAGTGGAAATATAAGCTTAGACTCTATAGGTAATATAGAGTCTAATGCAGACGGCACTAATATTGTTCACGGTGCTGGAGTTACAATTATCTCAGATGGTGGAATTTTAAATATCACTGGCGACGGCGCTGCCGATATAAACTTTAGTAATGTTGGTGGAGAAATAGATGTTGATGCCGATATTCTGACAATAGATACAACTGCTGGCATCACAATGGATGCAACTCAGGATATATCTTTAGATGCTGCATGGGCTTCAAATTTTTCTGTTACTGGAGCTAGCTTAACTCTTTCTACAATTACAAGCGGATCTCTTATTCTGACGGGTGCTGGTCTTGTTGATATAAATGCAGGTGCTAATCTAGATATAGACGTAACAGGCAATTTCACCATGGACTCCACTGGAACCTTTTCAGTGGATGGTGTTGGTGCAAGTAATGTTACTACCAGCACTGGAGATTTAACAGTATCAACAATAGTCAGTGGATCTCTAATATTAACAGGAATTGCTTTAGTTGATATAAATGCAGGAGCAAATCTAGATATAGATGTTACTGGAAGTACAACAATAGATTCAACAACAAATATTTCATTGGATGCAGCTACTGCTTCCAATTTCACTGTATCGGGTGCTACAGCGGATCTTACGTTAGGTGCCAGGGGAACAACAATAACCCTAAATGAGCTTGGACAAACCAGCTATAGTGGTTCTGCAACATCTATTATAGGTGCTCTTAATGAGAATGCAGCAGCAATTGCTAATACTACTTTAGATGTAGCTTATAATAATTCTGCCGGTGCTTCTTTAGTAACCGTTGATGTTGGAGACCTTACATTTTCACCAACAAATGCATTTTCGTTTATTGTTGATTTAGCTGCAATTACTGGAACTGCTGATGGTTTCTTTATCACAGACGGGACCGACAACTTCAACCTGATTCATAAGGGTGTAAACGATTTAGACCTGGATGCAGACCTTGGTGAATTTAATATTGCTGCTGCCAGTGCTTCGTTGATAACTGTGGCTGGTGCCAATCTTTCTTTTACCACCACTGGCAGTGGAAATATAATTGTTAATGCAGTTGATACTTTAGATATTGATGCTGGCGCGGCATCTACGGTAGATATTCTGGATGCGTTGACCATCAACACTGCTGGTCAAACAGACATTATTACCAGTAAAAATGGAATCACAATACAAGCCACAAGTGCAACTGCTGGTCAAATAATTATTACTACTGCATCTGAAGACATTCTTATACAGACCACTGGGGCAGTTGCTCCGAACGGCGCTCCTGGCGATTCTGTTTTTATCACTTCCGATCATGGTAAAGTAGACATTGATGGTAATGTTTCAGTTTTGATTGATTCAGCAGGTCTTATTTCAATTGATGCAGTAACTACAATTGATTGGTCAGGGACGAATGCTTCATTGACGACTGCAGGCGCTCTTGCGATTGCGAGTGATTTTACCCTGACTGGCGGTGGTACGATTGGCACCACCGCTGCTGGCAATCTAACCCTGGCTCCACATACTACCGGGCTTATTGTTTGTAGCAATGATACCGACATGAACGGCGACTTCTTACAGACAGTAGCAGCAACCGTGACTTCGGCAACCTATACAGTTCTTACAGGAGACGCAACGGTATTTATAAATTACGCTGGAGCAGTGACAATCACAGTTCCATCAGCATTGATAGCCAAAACAGGCTGGACGTGTTTATTCAAGGATATTTCTTTAAATGCATCGGTTCATAATATCAGCATTGTAACAGCGGGTGCCGAAGAAATCGAAGGCGAGACCGATGCCCTGATAGATGTAGATGGAGCGGTATTGGAATTGAGATCTGATGGAACTGACCTTTGGGACATCACTAGGAGGTAGTAAAAAATGAGTACATATAAAATAGGCGCTGGTTATGATTCAGGACTCGATGCACTCAGGGTCATCAATGTGCAGTCTATAGCCGATCAGTACATAGGGGAAATACTAGTTGAGGTAGTCAATGGAGTTGATAATACATACTACTACTATGTAGATATGGATACATTCCGTTCATCTGGATACCAACTCATTCTCAGTGGTGGGTCTGGAACCTGCACTGTGACCATTGAAGCTACTTGGGAACGTGATGAACTTCCTGCTAGCTGCACTTATGCGGACGTGACTTTTGACATTACCGGAGCCACCACAATTACCGCTAGTGATGCTGTGGCTGACAATGCAAACAAGGTGGCGACTGCAAAATATGTTCGGTTTAAAGTTGTTGCTTCCACTGGTGGAGCCAATGACGCCGACTGGACGATTTATGCCGGTCGTTTGTACTAGGAGGTTATGATGTTTTGTAGTTCAGATAAATTTTTTTATCTAGGCAACATTGGTGAAGATTTGGCAAGTGCAAATGATATGGCTTCCCCTACGGCCAACTACTGTGTGGTTACTGGGTCAACTCAGATTAATACCATGGCAACAACCAATATCACGATAGGGACGTTTATTGCTTTACAATTCAAAGCTGCTGTTACCGTGAAACGTGTTACTGCTGGGGCTGGGGCACAATTTGATCTTGGGGCAACTGGGGATTTTGCGGCCCAAGTTGGAGATACCTTGTTTGTTGTTTACGATGGTACATACTGGAGAGAAATATCCAGAACAGTTATTTATGTGGTCGCCTAATTGAAGGAGTAGAAACAATGGCATGGAAAGATGAAGCACCAATATTAGCAGGGGCTGGAATTACTAAGAAGCAATTGGAAGCACTCTTTGAGAATATTCCAAAACCCAAGGAGCCCAAGCCAGAACCAGTGATAACAGGGACTAAAATAAACAAGGTTCTAAACGGCTTTTTTGTTGAAGGTATTGAAGCGGCTGGTGGAGAAATGAAGCTGGCTCAAAAGAGTAAGCTAAAGATTGCTCAACTCAAGGCGATTATGAAAGAGGTTGGCGCGTACAAGGCGATGTGGGACGCAATCAACAACCCCCCAGAAGAGCCAGGGGAGCCCGAGGAGCCCGCGTAGATGGGAACCCTGATACGACATTCTACCCCCGCTGAGAGATTCTGCAAGTGCTCGCTTGCCCTTGGGTTCGATAGCTCCGAAGACGTAGCAAGGGCTAGTGGAGTCATCTCAGGTACTCCCACTATTGCCGGTGGCTTGGCAACTCTCAATGGAACTACTGGCTACATCACATATGCCTTGACCGGCAATGAATTCAACAGTGCTGAGATTAGTATTGTGATCGAGTTCTGGCCGGATTTTGATACAGATGAAAATGTTGCAAGGATGTTGTTTGATAGCACTACAAGTAATAGATATTTATGTTATAAACAAACAAACGCTAATAGTAATGTGCTTACTATTTTTCTTGGAAATATCCTAATAGCTTCAATTGCAGAAGCAACTTATTCGCCATTTTGGTTGGTTGGACAAAGAAATGTTTTACAAATTAGCGGAACATCTACTGATACTTCTGCATGGTTGAATGGAAATCTGATACTTGACGCCGATGCAACTGCTTGGACTGCGAAAACCCCTGTTACTTTTTATATAGGATCAGAACACAATACGTTTAAGAGATTCGACGGCAAAATAGGCCCCATCAAAGTGTTCAAGGGACTTCTTACTGCTCAAGATGCTTTAAATTTTTACAACAAAAATACGTATGCGTATCGTGAAAATTATGCTTTCCATCTTCCAATGCGTGCGCAAGAGCATGACCCGACGAATACACAAACTTTGGATATACAAAATTCCAACCATGGAGCATTTGGAGCAGGCGCAGCGGAGCCAACGAAAAATAGTGGTAGAGGTTACTATTACGATGGTGGCGATTATCTCTTAATCGCCGATAGTGTAGATTTACGAATACGAACAAATGATTTTGCAATAGGCGTGCTATTTAAACGAACTACAGCGGGCACAAACAAGGCTCTAATCGCCAAGGGTGCTGCTGGTGCTGGCCAATGGGAGTTAGAATTCGGCAATCCATCTTCTGAAATACGATTCTTTGAAGACGGTGGTTTGATAAATCTCTCATGGGACCAAGGCGATGATTCATTTTGGGATGGAAGATATCATACTGTTATCGTATCGAGAATTGACGCTGTAATCTCTATGTATATCGACGGTTATCTACGAGCTTCTTCGGCTGGGGTGGGTACTGTTGATATGGATGCCACAGACGATATTTCGATAGGAGCGGCCACCGAGGGTTCATCCAATTGGTTTACTGGAGATATTTTGGATGTAATATTTTTACCCAGTGAAGGCATGACGGCACTTAGGGCAGCGGACCTTCACATTCGTACAATGAAATCGATTAACCAGGTGTAACCATGCATGCCATTATCAAAAAGCTGAGAATAGAGGGCGCGCTGGTTGGGCATTGGGACTTTCGGCTAGGACATCTCCTGGACATATCGGGCAATGGCAACCACGGGGTTGGTACGGACATTTATTGGACGAATGCTGGGGTTAGGTTTCCTGGGACAACAAGCAAAATCACGGTGGCGGATAGCGCGGAGTTGCAATTGACCACGGGGGCATTGGTTGTTTTTAGTTCTATTCCTTTTACAGCCAAGGGAACTGCTAGAATAATTTGCAAAAGAGATGCTGGTGGGACTAATTATGATTTTAATTATAATACAACAACGATAAATATCTATGATGGTTCAAATGAACGTACACGAACAGCTAATTTTACTGGCAAAAATCTAGTAGGAATTAATATGCCAACTGCTGGTGGCACCTGCGAGGGATTTCTAGATAATATCAGCAATGGAAACTATAGCAGCACAAGTACTTTCACGGCCAATGATGCACCTTTAATATTGGGGAACTATTATAACGGCTCATTACAGTTTGATAATAATGCTTCAGCATTTCTCATATTCAACAGAATCCTTACAGCCACAGAATGGTCCCAACTCTACGGGGAGTTATCACAATGAGCAAAGCATACACAATCTCCAATGCTCATCTCCATGTAGACCCTAGCGAGTCTGGTCTAGTTGGTGGATGGAACATGAGACCCCAAGGGGGGCAAATAATTGACCTGTCACCCAAGGGGAACGATGGAACGATACACGGGGCACGATACGAGAAAACCCCCCTTGGTGATGCCCTGGTGTTCGATGGGGTGGATGATTATGTGGACATAGGGAATACTGGACAGACTGTAAAGGCGGTTTCATTTTGGCTCAAGGCCAGTTCAACAACCGAGGACATTATTGATTTGGACGGTGGTACACACACAATAGAAGTAAATGCCGGAACAATAACAGCTACAGGTTTCGACACCCCAACAATTTACACAAACGCTGTTGTCAGTTCAGCTTTGTCCGCAAATTTATGGCATTTCATAGCTATAACAACAGCCACTGGATTTGTTGCCCGTGATTTGGACATTGGTAGAGAAACAACTTACTTGGATGCCAAAATGGTTGGCTTTAGAACACATTCCGATGAAAAAGCCTTGCCCTGGGTAACCCGCGAATACCAAAAAGGTCGCACTGCTCTTTTCAAAACCGATTGGGGAGTAACTGAGAGTATCGCAGCGGTGGCCAGTGGCCCGCTTGAAGGGTCTCCTTTTATCGTCAACAGTGGAACCTTCAAAATCTCCATGGATACTATCAACGGTGAGACTGTCAAAGCTATTGAGTGTGTTACCGGTGGTATCTGCTACGTGCCTACAAGTTACTTTCAACAGACTCCCACCGAGGCGGCTTTTGGGACTTGGGAGTTCTGGATAAATAAGGCGGCGGCTAGTAGTCTGAAAATATATTTCATTGATGCTACAACAGGGGCCGGAACTGGATATTATTTTGATTTTGCAGCTGATGAATCAATGGAGATTTATGAAGTTGGAGTTGGGTCCAAGTTTAAAACAGCTGTCAGTTATGCAGCGGCAAGTACTTGGCACAAGCTAAATATATTCAGAACACCAGCCGGGGTTTGCTCGGCTTATTTAAACAATACGTTGATAGTGAAGAGCACTGGAGACAATCCGTTTACCGACATAACAACAACCACTTCAAAATACATCGTGTTTGATTTGGATGCAGGCGATCTCATCGCATACGCGGACCCCAAGGGCAAACACAACATTGTGAAGAAGTTGTTGACAACTCCCCACGGCTAAAGTCGGGGGATTCCTAATTCACGGAGAACAGGGAGACAACATCGAAATGCTATCGCTGCTTACATTCTCTCCAAAGGCTGAAACCGCCAGCCCGGCGGCCAAGACGTTGATCGCCGCATTTCGATCTCTGTCATGTAAAGCGTTACACTTTGGACACGTCCAAGATCGAATATCAAGTGGCAACCCATCGACTATGTGTCCACAACTTGAGCAACGTTTACTAGATGGGAAGTATGTGTCTATTCTGACAAATGTTCTTCCCGCCCAGGATGCTTTATACTCCAACTGGCGAACGAACTCGCCCCAACTGGCATCAGCAATGCACTTGCTCAATTTAGGATTGCGGATCATGTTCTTTACTTTCAGGGATTCAGCGCAAACAACTTGGTTCTCGTTGATTAGCTTGCGAGACAACTTGTGTAAATTATCCAACCGACAATCGGAGATTTTCGCATGAACACGCGCAACCTTCAGCCTTGCCTTGTCTCGATTTCGACTTCCAAGTTTTTTCTTGGCGAGTCGTCTTTGAGCTTTGGCAAGTTTGGCAGCGTATTTCTTAGTATAGCGAGGATTGCCAGTCTTGAAGCCTTTGTCAGTAACGAACAAATCATGAATGCCCAAGTCAATTCCAACTATGGAATTAACAACGGGCAATGTTTTTGGTTCAAATTCACAAAGACACGAAACGAAATACCGTCCCGCTGGATCTTTGGAAATAGTGATCGTGGACGGATGCGAGGGAAGATCGTGACTCCAACGAACGTTCAAAGGAGTCTTGGACTTCGCCATGTACAAACGACCGTCAATATATTTGAATCCACTGCGAGTAAACTCAGCAGATTGGTGATCTGTTTTCTTCTTAAAGGTAGGGTATCTTGTACGCCCTTCAAAGAAGTTTTTAAAAGCTGTTTGTTGGTGACGTATGGATTGTTGCAAGGCAATAGAAGATACGTCATTCAGCCACAAATATTCAGGAAGTTTTTTAATGGCCGTGAGTTCGGCGCTGGCTTCCACGTACCCGATTTTTTCTTGGGTCTCGTAAAAGGCATCACAGCGCCAACGAAGAATCGAGTTGTATACGAACCGAACACAACCGAACGTTTGAGCAAGCAATTGAGTCTGTTCACTCGTTGGGTAGAATCGGTATTTGTATGCTCGCTTATTCATGCCTTACATTATTTCATAGATTTTGTAAGTTGTCAACAAGAAAGGAGAGCGGCGATTCATTCCCATGGATAAATCCAGGGGTATCCTCGCCTGAAATTCGATGAATAGTCTATCTTCACCTCCAACTAGCAAATCCAGTTCAACTACTATTGAAATTAAGAATCTCAAGGAACAAGTTAACAAAAAAGCTGATGAGATCTGGACTAAAGATATGCTGAATATACATAGGGAAAGAATAGATGAAACTAAGGAAATTGCTTTAAATGTTAAGAATAAGTTTGATAACAGGCATTGCCTACAACAGGAGACAATAAGAGAGATGAGAAAAACAATACAAAGTATGAAAAATATAAAGTTCCTGGCGAGTCTTTCTTTTTTGATCATCATAGGTGGTGGGTTATTTCAGTTCTTTTCGTTGAAGAATACAGCGGATAATAATCAAAAAGCTGTGGTAACTGTTCAAGAATCTGTAAAGAAAATCGAAGTTGATGTTAAAAATGTTACTAATGCAGTAGAATCTCATATTGAGAATAGTAAGAAGACTAAAACTGAAGAAGAAGAGAAAAGGCAGGAGCTATTGGAGGATATTTCGCAGGTAGTTAAAGTAGAGATTAAAAGGTCTCGTAGGATTTGATGATAGTTTTTCGTTTAAAGTAATTTATACTTGATGAGAAGTAACTATTATTAACAGAAAGGAAAGAAAATGAAAATTGAATTTTTGACTCAGCTTATGGATTTGGATGGAGTAACTCCCCTATTAGTGAATGATACGAAAGAATTCGTAACAATGAGGAAAGCTTGTACCGTTGCGTTAAATGCTATGGACCAGAATAAACCTCCGACTCCACAGGACAGGTACAAGCGGGGAAAGTTGGCTGAAAAAATAACTACTAATGATACACTAGACTTGAGTGTAGATGAGCTAAAAATGTTGAAGGACTTAATTGGGGCGGTATGGGGTCCTACTGTAGTTCTAAGGGCTTGGGATATATTAGATCCTCCCAGTGTTGAAGAACCGAAAAACTAAACAATTTGTAGCAGATACGGTGGTAAATAATGGCTGATGAATCTGATAAACTGGCAAATCAAATAAAAGAAACTCGGAAGAAGCTGAGTGCTTCCGAACCTAGATTATTTACGCCAAATTCTAGCTCTATGAGGAGGCAGGCTATTTCTGATGTACTCCCAGAAGGTTCTTCATTAGCAGTACCCTTTGGAGGAGGCAGGAGATCCGCCAATTCATTTTTCGGCGGAAGTATGCCGGAAGGTTCTTCATTATCAGGGGGTTCTGGGAATTCTATGTATCATGCTCAGCGTCCTATTATGCCAGAATTTGACAGCCCCGATAGAGAACAATACCCCCGAGATAGACAAAAAGCGAACTTCTACTGGAGGTTATTTCACAAGTACGATCCGATATTTGGCAATGCTATCGATATGTTCGCCGAGATGATTGTCAGTGATTTTGATATAGTTGTTAAAGGAGATGATTCTCAAACGATTAAGCAAACTTTGGAGTACATGTGCGACGAAGTTAATTTAATTGAAGTCATTAAGTATATAATAAAAGAATATCTGGTGATAGGTGAATGTATTCCTCAAAATTTCTTCTCTGAGGAAAAAGGTATCTGGACCTATACAGGATTCCATAACCCAGATTTCATAGAGATTAAAGACACTCCTATTATCAAGATGGACCCTATTATTAACTTTGTTCCCGATGAATCTCTTCGGGCAATGTTAACGGATGGAACTCCTGAATCTATGGAACTCCGTCAAAAGCTCCCGAATCAGTTTGTTTCTAAGGTTATTTCCAGACAGAAGATTAAATTATCTCCAGTCAATTGCTCTTTTATTGCCAGGAAGCTCCACCCTTATGATATTAGGGGTACTTCATTGGCTAGTAGGCTTTGGCGTATCTGGGTGGTTGAGGATGCCTCATACGCCTCGACAATAGCTACGTATAGACGTGCGGCGAGCCCCTTGAAGGTTGTTAAGCTCGGCGATCCTGCATCAGGTTGGATTCCCGATCCTTCGCAGGAGGCAAAGTTATTGCAGCTTCTGGCTCAAGCGGAAATGGACCCGCAAGCTTTCCTCGTCTGGAATTACGGGATTAGCTACGAAGCATGGGGGAGTTCAGAGCGGGCTGTAAACATCAAAAATGACCATGACACTATAGAAAAAGTCAAACTTTCAGCCCTTGGGTTGTCAAAATCTTTTATGTCCGGCGAAGTATCGTTTGCGTCTGCCAAGAGCGGTTTACAGGTTTTTTTGAGGAGATTATTGTCGCTCAGGCAGTATCTAGATTCTACTTGGATTTCTCCCAAATTCTTTAGGCCAATTTCTGAAATGAATGATTGGAAAAGGGCTAAACCAAGTGAAGTTGCACATAATTATAGAATAAAGAGAACTGCTCAACAGGATTTAGTAGAAGATGAGACTCGTATCATTATGCCCGAGTTAATCTGGAAAAACAAACTCGATCCTAAGTTGGATGAAGCTATGCTTTCGGCACTCAAACAATTAGAAGGATTTGGTTTCAAGGTTAGTAAGGGTACTATCGGAGGTGCTGTGAGTTTGGATTGGAAGGAAGAGCTTGAGGCTCACTTGAAGGAATTCAAAGAAGAAAAAGATATAAAAGATGGGTTACTAGGTAAGACTCTTACAGAAGAATATGATGAGAAGAATCAACCTGCTGGTGCTAAGCCTCCTGGGGGTCCTGGGGCGGGCGCTAAGCCGCCTGGAGCAGATAAGAAGCCTGGTGGCAAGCCTTCAGATCCAGCGGCTATAGGGAGTAATGCGCCTAATACTACACTAGATGATAGTATTGAAGGTCCAGGAGAAGGTGGTCCTCCTGTAGAGATAGAGTGAAAAAGTAATTTATAGTTAAGGAATGAGATGATTTAATGGATGAAGCAGAACGATTGTTGGACGAGATAAGTAGAGAAACTGAAAATGCAGGGACTGATTTTTTTGTTGGTGCAGGTAGCAGTAGGTTAGCTCAAAATTACAAGGTTCCTGAATCATACGCCGATCAGCTTATGGAGAAATCTGATGGAGTAGAGATACCTATTCAGGATGATCTAGCGACATTTGAAGTAGAGAAGATAGAGATCACTAGCGATGAGACCTACAGGATTTTATTTCTCAGCGGTAAAAAGAAAGCTTATAACCTCTTCGATTATTTGAGTATTAAGTCTATGCATATGGGCGGTGCTCCTCGAAAAGAGGAGGATCTAATTCTAAACGAGGATGATTTCCAGGTTATAGAAGAGTTGAAAATTCTTACTAAAGACTATTTCGCCGTTTATAGTTTGGCGATTATGTATACCTATCTGGAGATGGGTATAGGTGAAGTACAGTTTAAGCAAAAGGATAACTGTCCTTTGTGTAAGGCGCTGGATGGGTCTATATCTGATTTGTATAATACTATAAATTTGGTGTGTGCTGGGAATGGAGTTACTCACAGATACTGTGATTGTGAATTTCTGCCAGTTATCCGTAGAGAACAATCCTACGGGGTTTTGGACAGTAAGCTGAATACTACTCTGGAGGATGATAAAAACATTATTAATCTTCCTGTGGAGATGAAAGACAAACTACTTAGGCACGTAGAGAGTCTTCCTAATGATATTATAGAGTTCTTAAATATCCGAGAGTACATGGCCAATAACAATGTTGATGATTCTTCGGGTACTGTAGTTATAGAGGACGAAGAGGATATTCTCTTTGTACATAATAGTTATGTAGGTAATTTAGGCCCTGTTGATTTCCTGGAGGCTTTTAGGAGAGATGAGAAGCATCTTTCTAAAGTAGATTTGAGCGAGTTGAGGGGTAGAGAAGTGCTCTATTACAAAGGTAAGAAGGTAGTAGAGCTTAATGGAAAATATTGGAGTCCTGATAGCGGGGAAGAGGTTAAGGACATTTAGTTATGAGCAGAGGACAAAATAAAGAGCGTTTGGGTTTTTGTGCAGTTTGTAATAAGGTTAAGCATGTTATAACTTTTAGGGGTATGAAGGTTTGCACAGAATGTTTGTTGCGGGAGGCCAATCCTCCTACGGTTGATGAGTTTATCTATGACAATAGAAGCGAGAGTGATTATAGTCTTTCAGCAACATATCATTTTGAGTAGAAGGAGAACAAAAAATGTCATTTAAAAAATCTGGTGAAGCAGAAATGATTGGTAAGCCCATTGAAATCGAAAAGGATAAATCTAAAGATAAGAAGGATGCTAAGAAAAGTCTGAAGAAAGACGAAAAATCAAAGTGAAATATTTTGTATTAAACGAGGGTGAAGCTCCTGTCGCCATTATCTTTTCTGATTCCTTTCACGAGGAGTTCTACATTCGATCCAAGGTTGAATCGCTATCTATAATCTTCGATGCTATTCGCAAACGAGATAGTATAAAATTGATTAAAGGTGCTAAGAATGTAGTTGCTAAGTTGAATGACGCTATGTGTAGTGTAGAAGTGCAGGTTAAGGCTATCATCGATGAAATTTGCAGTAGTGAGAGATGGCATTTAGGTGCTACAGGTGAGGCAGAATCGGAAGATTCTGTTATTTCTCAGTACATTAGCCAGGGTTAATTTAGTAGTTTCAATTCCTCAGATCGATCATTTTTTCAAGATTTATTTAACTTAAAAAACCCTAAAGTATAGTTGTAACTTTAATCCTCCTACTAAACTTATGTTTAATAATATAGATAAGCTTTGGTAGAGGTGTATGTATAATATGTCATTTAGAAAAATTGCAAATTCAGAAATTCTCGGGGTCTCATACAAAGGGAACTGGAGAAAATCTGCTAGTAAAAAGTTTGCTTCTTTTTATATGGATGATGATGGGTTGGCAATAAACATAGAAGCAGCTCTAGATACTGTAGCTGATGTATATGCCATATCCAGAGATCCTAGTGATTATCTTTTAATACCCACGAGAGCTAATTCAGCTAATAGACCTAATGATAATTTAGATGGGTGGACTTCCGAGGAGCTTCTGGAATTCGATCCACATATTGGCCGCAGGCGATATTCTACTTATAACTTGAAACCGCATTATGTTAATCATCAAGCAGAGAATCCTAAGTTATCGAGAGGTGTTATTCTCGATTCTCACTACAACAACTTAAATGATGCCAGTGATGAGCTTCAGGAAACTTTTTTTAATGTAACAGGTAGAGAAATAGCTAAAGATGAATTTGTAGAGACTTTAATTGGTGTTGATACCACCAAGGACCCAATTCTTGCTGAAGCTTATAGAAATGGGTCTACCAGATTATTCAGTATGGGTTGTGACGTAGAAGCTACCATGTGTAGTATTCCTGAGTGTGGAAAAGTGGCTACTACTGTATGGCAATTCTGCGATCATATAAAAAATAAACATGCTAGACGTCCAGTGGACTGCGAAGACGGTAATACAAGGGTTGCTCATGAGTGGTGTTTAGGCACTATTTTTGCTGAGGAATCTGTTGTTGATGTACCTGCAGACAAGGACGCTAGTATACAAGAGAACATTCTGAGTGTTTCTGAGATGGTGAATGGGCCGAATAGGCTCACAGCCAATCAGATCGAGGAGATAGTATCATTTGTAGCTAAGTATCCGAAGCAAATACCAGATTCTTTAGCTGCTGTTATAAATGAAGCTATTTCCCGTTAGGAGAAAACAAATGGGTATGGATAACAAAATCAAGCTGTTTCAAACTGCAAAGAAAATCTGTGAGCGAGGTGACATAAGTCTTAGTGCTGCCGATCAAAGGCGCATTGAGAATGAAACCAAAGAATTGCTTAGGAAGTCCATGTCCTATCGAGCGGCATCGGGTACTTCTAAGGGATTCAAGAGAGTTCTTTTCAGGTTAGGAAAAGCCAAGAATGCGGCAGAAGCTTTTAAAGTTGTTGCCCGTTATCTTGCGGCTGAAGAGATGTTGAATGTAGATATTTCAGACATCTTGGAAGAAGTTGAAGAAGCCGTTGAAGATATTGGAGAATCCTTGGAGCAGGCTGAAGAGGTACTCGGCGGTGGAGATAAAGGTAAAGAAAAAGACGAAGACAAAGGTAAAGGTAAAGGTAAAGATAAACCCAAACCAGAGAAGGAAGATGATGACGAGGATGAAGATGATGATGAGCTTGATTTTGAGGATGGTCCACCTAAGAAGAATTCACCCCAAGAAGAGAGTGGAGATGTTCCTCCTCAATTCCAGATTGATAAAGCCAAAGAAGCTGTTGTGCGTTTAGCTCAAGAGTTCGATAAGAGCATGGATATGACCACGGATAAAGGTCCAGGCATGGGTAAAGGTCCAGGTAAAGGTCCAGGAATGGGTAAGGGTCCCGGCAAAGATAAAGAAAAGGGTCCAGGCATGGGTCAAGGTCCCGATAAAGAAAAAGGCTTCCCTGGTAAGAAACCTACGAAGCTAAAAGATATTAATGATAAGGACAAGGGAGAAGAGAAAATAACTGAAGACGAGATGGGGATTGAAAAAGGTCCTTCTACTGGAGGTGTTCTAGCCAGAGTAAAGGTTAGTATAACTCCAGACAAGAACATTGTTGCTAGTTATGCTAATCAACCTTTGTTCTTGGCAATTCCCAATGCTGCAGTTAAGAAGAATCCCGAGAAGCTCCGAAGAGCGGCTAATAAGGTTCTTGGTTTAGTTATTTACGACGGTCCCAAAGTTGCGGCTGCAAAATGCGGCGTGAAGCTCATGGCTGGAGTAGATGAAGATATACTCTTAGATTCTCAGGCAGAAGTACCTGCTAATAAAGAAAATGTTACTGATAATGCTGAGACTGTCACCAGAGAAGAACAACCTGGAGATCCCAATACAGCTTTGGAAGAGAACGATACTGATAATGCTGACAAACCTGATAAGGTTACAGCGATCAGGAAGCGCCTAGAGCGGAAGAGAAGGGCTCAGCGTCGAAGGAGATCTGGAGACACCATTCTCGATGATAACGAGGATCTTTCTGTAGCTACACCTGCTGCGAATCCAAATTCCTTGGATGTCACAGACGGTAGCGACACGGATACGGATACAAATTATTCTAAACCTTCAGATATGCTAGATGGTGGTGAAACTGACATTAAGAGTGTTGAAGCTAACTACAAAAAGCTTTATGCCAACAGAGCCAAGAAGGAAGCAGCCGAGAAAACTAAAAAGTTTGTAAATAGGTTTGCTCGTTGTATGAAGATTGCTGCCAAGAGAATGGCACTCAATCACGATGACAATCCCATGAAGGCTGCTGCGTTGGATATTCTAACTGCTGATAATGTTCGTTTTTCGGACGGTGAGCGTTTTGCTCCAATGGATTCCGTAACGGCCAAGGAAATAGTAGAGCTGATTGCTGCCGAGAGTCATGATAATTTCATTAGCCATTTGATGGAGAGAACTTCCAAATTGATGAACAAGAGTGAAGCATATCTGGAAGATGTAGAAGCCGATATGGAAACTCAAGTTCCCCGAGATGTAGAAGTCGAAGGTGAGTGTGGTGCTCCTCCTAAGAAAAGTAGGAAATCGGCCAAGCTTCGGGCAGCGGCTAGTGAAGGAAACTTTAACTTCAATCCCAATTTTGTAGGATCTGTGAAACCCAAAGAGCCGGTTAATCTTATCAGGGATGCCATGGGTAGTACCAAGATAGGTCAGAGGACTGCTAGGTTAAAAGCTGCAGCAGGAAGGTAATTGAATTGACCGATGTTCGCTTAGAATCGTTCCAATCTAGTGTTTATCACCATGGGATAGATCTAACTAGATCCCAGATAAAGAATGCTCTTGGAATGTATGTAGCGGATGTTACTGCAATTTTTAGATCTGGAATGTTAGTACAACTCAATAATGAGCAGAAAATCATTATTTGTGATGGTACTGTTCCATTTGGGTTCTCGAAGTATAATAAGACGAATATTACATACGCTGCTGTAACAGATGAATACCTTCAATTAAATGGGGTTATTTCTACTAATCTACTGCATCCTAGTTTGTTGAATCCTTCTTTCGGAGCAGGTGTAAGGGTAGGGCTTGCTCCAACAGGTATTGCATATACTGAGGGATCTGATTATACCGTTAATTATAATAACGGACAGATAACCAGGACACCGACCAGCATCATTCCCGATGGTGGTCGTGTTTATGTTAATTATCAATACCAGATGACAAATCTTGAGCTTGAACAAGAAGGGCTCAATTATTGGAATCAGGTAAATGATGTAAGTGTCAGAAATAATAGAGTGTCAGTTGTAAATGACTGGTCTCTCATATTCACTACTGCGTATGATCCATCTCAAACCTACCAAGTTAATGATATTCTGGTAGCTGGTAATGTTGCAGATGGTTTAAGTGGTTTGGTAACAAAAGGTGCCAAGGGTACCGCATTCATAGGGAGGGTTTTTCAACCTCCCACATCCTCGGACCCATATCTTGGGGTTCGTTATGTAGGAGGCATGATCAATTGATAAAAAATTGGGTACTGTCGAACCCCTTACGGTTTTCGCAAACTAACGTCTTTTCGATCTTCGACAGCGGTGTAGGATCGAGAAAAAAGGAACAGGAGGCCTAATATGGCAATTCAAAACATGGAAGCCTTCAGAGTAAGTCCTTACGCAACCGGACTCGATCTGAATCGCTCCCAAATCAAGGTGGCGCTTGGCAACTACATAGTTGACGAGACAACCCCCACAACGATTTATGCTGGTATGATTGTCCAACAGAATGTTGGCAACCAGCTAATCGAAGTTTGTACTGGTGCAATACCTTTTGGTTTTGCTAAGTACAATCGCGCTACTGCAGTAAGAGGTGTAGTGGTAGGTGAGTATGTACGAGTGTACACTGGTGTTGCTGCTCAGTTGAGTCATACCAATATCTGGGCACCTAATGCCAATGATGGTGTAAGGGTAGCGGCAGCACTCACAGGTGCAGCATATACGTTGACCACAGATTATACTATTCAATCTGCTGCTGGTACAATTACTAATGCTGGTGTTGGTATTGCAGACGGTGCATATGTTTATGTTAATTATACATATACACTAAGTACTGCTGAACTTGCTCTGCATGGTAGTAATTTCTGGAACTCTCAGGATGATGCACAGTATCAAGCTGGCCGATTCACTGTTGTTACAGATTGGGCAACTCTTTTCACTACAGCTTACGATACAGCCGGTACCTATACTGTAGGTATGCAACTTTATGCTGGTCGTACAGCAAAAAACAAGTCTGGTTATGTATGTGCTGACAACACGGAGGGCCTTGCATATCTCGGTCGTTGTTTCCAAATTCCAACTGCAAACGATCCTTACCTCGGCGTGAAATTCGTCGGTGGTATGGTAGCATAAGGAGGATGACGATGAAAACTAGAAATCCTTATAGAAGACTGTCTGAGAATCGTCGTCCTGTTTCCGGTAAATCCGCGAAACGAGGATCGGCTACGAGAACAGCTCGGAAGCAAGATGTTCGAGCTAAAATTGCACAAAAACGTCGAATGGCAGCTAGATCTCCAAGTAGGTTTACTGATAGGAGAGATGAGCGTCTATTCGAGGGCAACGGGAACTTCAATCCTCAAAGGTATTCCCATCCTGGAAGGGATGAAATCAGGAATGCCACTAAGACCAGTCGTAGAATGTTCGACAAAACTGGTCAGATCAATGCCCAAGACAACAAAGATGCGCTGACTCAGATTAGTCATCTGCTCAATCAAGTGACTAAGAAGAATGCTGACAAGCTTTCTTTCCATAATGTTGATGATGGGTCCGATAAGATCAACAAAGAAGCTCGCAGAGACATTCTCGCTGCAGCTCTAACAGATCCCAGTGGTGCTGGCTGGCACATGGTTGGACAAGAGCTTGCTCTTCCAATCAAGGCTATCCTGGACTATGAAGGATTCGCAAGGAAGTTCTACAGAGTGCGTCAGCTAGGCCAAGCCGAGCTTTTCCGTATTCCTGTAGACATCCGTTCGGTTGCTTATGTAATCGGTCAAGATGGTCAGACTCCAGAAGCTAGGATCAAATCAAAGTGGATCACTCCTACTGAGTTCAAAGTCGCTAGTTTCCCCACTGTTGATATTCATGACATCTATCTGTTGAACTTTGATGTTCTCGATAGAGCCCAAGACACTGCTCGCCAAGAAATCGAATTGCAAGAAGATAAAGCGGGTATTGCTGCTCTCGATGCTGCTTCTACTGCTATCAATACTGCGACTACGTTCGCCAGTCTCGGCATCGGCGCATTCGAGGATGTACGTTATCAGGTAGAGCGCCACCGTTTGATGGTGGAGAACTTCCTGATCAATCGTGCTGAGTTGTCTGACATCGTGAAGACCATGAGTACTGCTGTTGATCCCGTAACCGAGCGCGAATTGATTCTCGCGGGTTATATCGGAACCATTTTGAATTCCCAAATTCTGACCGCCGCTGGAACCGGCGTCGAAGAGGTCATTCCAGCTGGAACATTCTACGCTGTAACTGGCGCAGATTACCTAGGAGAGATGGGGATTCGTATGGATCTTCAGAGCGAGCCGTACAATCGTTATGCAATGGGAGAAACCGTAAAAGGTTGGGCGTTTGTGGAAATAATTGGATTTGGTTTGGTAAACGCCCGTTCCTGCTCTAAAGGTTCGAAGTAAGTTCGGTTCGTGTTGACAACGGTTTTTGATGTGCTATACTTCCTCTAGTAGATAATTTTCTGTCTACTAGAGGAAATTACCCTAAGTCAAATAGACTTAGGAGCCCTGATTGTGAGGATCAGTGAAATCTAACTTCCCATCAAATAATGCTATGAATGACATCTTGGTATATCTTATTAAGAGGTGTTCTGCTTGTAAGATTGAAAAAACTTTAAATGGTTTTTATAAGAGTAAGAATGGTAAGTACGGTGTTACGCATCAATGCAAACAATGCATGAAAGAGTATCAAAGTTTGTATTCAAAATTCCAATTAATATTGCAGTAGGTTATGTATCTAATGGAGGGTAAGAATAAAATGATAGTTTGTGATCGGTGTTCGGACGTTGTAGAGGGTAAAGTTTCGAAAGCAAAATTGGAGTTAACAGTTTCAAAGATTAGAAACTACAAACCTTTAGAGATGGATTTGTGTGAGAAGTGTATTGAAGAGCTTTGGAGTGCTCCGGGTATGGAAGATTACGATAATATCAGGGAGGGCTAAAATGATTAAAAGAGTTTTACATTGGTTGCGATGTTGGATCACATGGTTTCCCCACAATCCTAAGCATTTTAGGCTCTCAATAACTGATCTTATAAATATAACTTTTCCGTCAATGGGGGCAAGTTGTGAGCCGTGGGATTCTACATTCACCATGGATGATCTCAATGAGGCTTATGAACTAATTAAGCCAACAATAGAGCGAAGGGAAAAGCTCGTAAAAGAAGTATTAAAGCATCCTCTAGGCCGAATGCATTTGGAAATGGTGGGTATAAATGTACCAATGGAACTTCCAGAGTTAGTTATGCCAGTACCAAAGCAAAAGTTTTCTAATTTTGTAACATGTTATCAATATCCGTTCTTTGTTCTCAATAATGAGAAAATGGAAGATGGTGGGTATTATTATGGTGGAGCTTGAGAGTGAGGTCTAAAATGATAGTATGTGATTGGTGTTCGGACGTTGTAGAGGGTAAAGTTTCGAAAGCAAAATTGGAGTTAACAGTTTCAAAGATTAGAAACTACAAACCTTTAGAGATGGATTTGTGTGAGAAGTGTATTGAAGGTTTAATGATGTATTTGAATGATCTCTGTGATGCTCCAAAATCTTCGGAGTTTGTAAAGCATGCTAAGGCAGTGCAGGAGAGGAGGAGTAATGAATACTCGAAACAATAATTTTATTGAATGGTGGTATAGTAAAGAAGATGTAGGTCTTCTTGTACCTTGTTCAGAAATTGGTGAAAAATTTGAGTACTATACATTCTCTATTGATAGGGAAAAAGGAAAACTTAAAATAGATGATAATTGTAATGGACTTGAAGCTGTTAAGAAGGCACTAGATAGGATTTTAGATGAAAATCCAGAAGAAATACGAAGATTATTTCATTCTATAATTGACCATGTAGATTTAACAGATCAGCATAAGGGAGAAAATAATGTCTAATATATCGAAGATTGATACACTTCCAAGTGGTGCAAGTTTAGAAAGACTTCCTACATGTGATTTTTGTAAGAAACCTGTAAATTTATGTGGTTCTTTACGTCCATCTGAATTTGAGATGTTAGATGGTATTAAAAAAGTAAAATCTTGGATTTGTGAATCCTGCATTTCTGAGAAATGGGAATCGAAAAGTTAGTTTGACAAATGAAGGATGTGGACACACTTCCAGAAAGGATTGCAGTTTTGAATAAAGATAATAAATTCATTTCGTACACACATCCTGCCCGTATACGTAAAATGTTGAAAAAAAAGAGAGCAGAAGTGTTCTCAACAGACCCGTTTACAGTAAAACTAGTAGACGGAGGAGGAGACAAGGTTATGAAACCTATGATCACGAATTTCACTAAGTATTTTAGTGGAGAAGAGAGGGACGTTTATGTCCAAAACCTTTCTAACAATCAGGTATCGATTCAATTTGAAGTGGGTCCTGGCAGATATGAGTCTGTTTTGGTGCCGAAGACCAGAAGGCCGCTCAATTTGACCCAGCATATTCCTTTCGAGGCTATCAAGAGGAGTACTGATATTAGGAAGCTTGTTAACAGGAGACCTCCTGCATTGCAATTGATGACTGAGGCCGAATATACCAAATTTTATGAGGATTTGGCTACGGCTATGAAAACCAGTGTAGAGGAGGAGATTACAAAATCCTTGGAGCTTCAGGCACAATTGATGGATCGGCGGATTCCTGTAGCTAAGACTGAGGCAGAGAAGCCTAAGACTATCGACCAGATCGAGCAAGAGAGATCGGAAAATCCCGAGGAAGCTGCTGAAGCTCAACCACTTCCTCAAGTAGTTGGTTTATGTGCCCGAGTAGGGGTGGATATATCTCCAAGTGATAAGCTCAAAGCTGGCGAAATGATGGCTGAATTAGAGGGTATGGAAGGTGAGTTGAGATCTACTGATTATGAGTATTTAACTTCCATGGGTCACTATAGGGTTATTAAAAAGTGGGCTTCTGCGCGAATGGTTGGTGAAGCTTCTTCAGAAGAAGAGGGTGAAGAGGGTGAAGGTGAGACTATAGAAGAATAAACTATAACTCAAATCGTCTTTTAATCTTTTAAAGTTATCTTTCTTTTACGTTCCCTAACTGTATTATTGTTATACTCAACTTTGTAGAATTGTATTTTCTATTAGGAAAGGTATGAAATATGGGACAACCTAGAATAACTGAAAGAATAGTAACTTTAACGGCTGCTGGTGGTGCAGCACCTGCTTTAAGATGCTGGGATGCTTCTGTTGGTGAACCAATAAAAAATTTAGCTGTAACCATTTCTAGTAGAGGTGAAACTTGGGCTGCAGGTAATCTTACTTGGCAAATTTTTTATGGAGGTTACTGGTTAGTGGGTGAACCTTTTGTTATAGGTTCTACTCATGCGGGTGGAGTAAGCCAAGGTACTGCGGCTATTGCTGGTGGTGCTATTGTTCAGGAAGAAATATACACTGATGCTGGTCCTTTTTTACCTAATAGGATTATTCAACATCCGAGTGGAGATGGAGCACTTGCTAGAGGAATGAATGGAGTTCCTATTGTATGTTTATTAACTAATGCTAAGGCAGTTGCATTAACAGTTTATATAACTTTTCAATCTGAGACAGTTGCTGACTTTAGATAGTAATTTATAAACCAGGAGTAGAGGTAAATAAAATGAAACTAGGCATCTCAGACAAAGGTTTTAGAAGAATATCTCAAGAGATGGCAGATGGTACTTCAGGTGAAAGAGAATTACTTAATAGTGCTGTGGAATCACTTAAACAAGAAGATATTCTAGTAACTATGAGTGAAGTAGAATATCTTATAGATATGCTTAATAACACTCCCAGTGGTGAGAGGGCGGTTAGTATGTTTTTACGAACTGATTCTGAGTGGCGTTTAAACGCAGATGAGGTTACGAAAGTTTTAGATATATTAAGTCCTGCTGCACATGAAATGTTAGATTACGATTTTGCAAGAAGTCAGGAGTGAGTTATGGGAAGCATTTTTGAAGCAATAATAACACCAGGCATGGCAGGATTAGCTGCTGCTGCAATAGCGATTATGTTCTTTATAGGGAAGATTCCTTATAAGGGTGGTAAAGTTAATGGGACAAAGCTCTGGAAAAATTGGGGTGAATTCCTCCTGGTGGCTTTGTGTATTGGCGGAGCATTTACTCCTGGTGTATCGGACATACCTGTATCTAAGTTCGGGGCGATCATAATTTTTGGTATGATTTCTGCTCTTGTGGCTCATCTTGGCAGAAAAATTCTGAAGCCTATAATTTTGGCTAAACTCGAAGGAAAGGAAGAATAAAATGAAATTCAAAGGCATATCAGATCAAGGTTTTAGTAGATTGGCTAAGGTTATTAAAGGTCAAGGTATGGGTGAATATGATGAAATAGGAGATCTACAAAGGGGTATTTCTCAAGTAGGGTTATATTATGACTTTGCGGATGATTCTGCAGCTACAAATATTCTAGCTGATCATTTTGCCGATCCTGAGAATTGGGTTATTATGGAAGGTGGCGGTAAATGGGGTGAATCTCTCATGGATAAGATTAATATGGAGGCCATTAGGGGTACAATGACACCTTATGAGAGTAAATCTCTGCCAAATGGCGATATTGCTTATAAGGCATCTGATGGTAATGGTGAATTAAATGCAGCAGGAGTTCAACTTCAAGATATAGTTGCTGCTCTTGCCGATTATCCTCTTCTTGATGATGAAGCATACTCAAATGCTCAGATGGATCAAGCTTTAGATAGTATTGAGTCAAATGGTTGGGGTCTAGTAGATGAGGCTAAAGCTCCTGAGAATTGGCCCAATGAGGTGTGGACTTGGTTATGGGAAAATAATCAGATGGCTTTAGAGGGCAATAATCAAGGTGAAATTGATGTTGAGGAGAAAGATATCAAAGAAGCTCTTCAAGAGCTTGGATGGCTAATGGCCGAGGAAGAGGAGTACTAAGATGAGAGTCTCAGGAATTTCCAATAAGGGTTTTAGTAGGATTGCTCAAAGGGTAAGCAAGACTGCTGGTACAGAACCTCGTGTGTATGTGGGAACTTACGGAAAATATAACTCTGGAAGTATTGATGGAGCTTGGCTAGATTTGAGTGATTATTCAAGTTTAGAAGAGTTCTACGAGGCTGCTAGAGAGCTTCATAAGGATGAAGAAGATCCTGAGTTTATGTTCCAGGATCACGAAGGTATTCCTGAAGGTATGATTAGTGAATCTCATATAGATCCTGCATTCTTTGATTTCTTGGCGCAGACTTCTGATTGGGATGATGAGCAAAGAGAAGCCTTCGATATTTTCATGGAGTATATGTGGTCTGGAAGTGGTGAGCCTGATGATGTTACCAATGCTCTTACTGCGTTTGAAGATTCCTATCGAGGAGTCTATAATAGTATGGAAGATTATGCTCTTGAGTTTGTAGAGGATATGGGAGGTCCTGAGAATATAAGTAATCCTGAATTTTATTTTGATTATGAGCAATTCGGAAGAGATTTGGGCTTTGATGGTTATTACGAGGAAGAGGGTAGTGTTTATGATCAAGATGGAGAAGAAACTGGGTATAGTACTATAGAAGAGATGATCGATAGCTGGATGGATGATGGTGTAATTGCTGGTGAAACTATGTCTCGTTATTTTGATTATGAGAAATTTGGGAGAGATCTCGAATTAGGTGGCGATATGTATTTTAGAAATGGCCATGTTTTCGATAATAATTATTAGAACTCTAATCCTTTAAGGAGGAAATAAATATGAGACTCAAAGGAATTTCAAAACAAGCTTTAGGCAGGATTGCTAGATCCGTTAAGGGTCAAGAAGAGGACAAAGTTTTTGAGCCCGCAGGTCATCCTTGGGATATGGCTGATAAACTTAGAGAAGTTCTAGGTGATGAGCAGTTTATTAATGAGCTTCTAAAGGCTATGAGCCACGAGGAGGCTGTAGAGAATCTTCAGTTTATAGCACAAAACTGGGATATTTCGTTAAGCGATAGAGAAGAGTACTAGTCTCTTTATAAGAGAGGAGTAGAGTAATGTCTACAGCAACGACAACTGGAACAATAGTTTTTCCTGCATCTCCTGCAGGTTCAAATCAAACAATTCCCATAGGAGCGCCAGATATAACGGCAGCTTCTACTACAGGAGCAACACTTACGTATACAGAAGGTGGTGCAAAAACATTAACTGTTACACAAGCTGCAGGTATAATTATAGTATCTTTCGATACTATTGCATCTGCCGATATTCTGTATGTAGGAACGGATGAAGCTCTTAGTGTTGTAATTGATGGTAGCGCTACGGCTATTGAGCTGGCTGCTGGTGGATTTATCATGATTCAACTAGGTTCTATAGCATCAATGACTGTTGCTGCTTCTACTATCAATACGGCAACAGTTCTCGTAGCAATTCTGGGAGCATAGGATCTGAGGTGTTTTTATGGCAGTAATTCGAGCAGGATTAGAGGAGCCTTCAGTAGCTCAAATGATCGAGCTGGTTCGGCTTGATTCAAAGAGGTTTATTGATATTACTTTTCAAGATTCTGAGGGTGCTGCTATTGATATTGATGAAGGTGAAATTGGAGGATTGCCTACTGGAGAATTAGATCTTGAGATTACTGATATGGACGGCACTTCTATATTTAGTGAAGCATACTGGCCGAATTCAAATCCTATATCCAGGAGAATAAAGAAATCTGCTACTGGAAAGTATTATGTAAATCTAGGTACTGAAACTGGAGAAACAGATACTGCCGGAACTTATTTGGCAAACTGGCATTTAAGACAGAATATTTCTACTGAGAATATTTATGCTACTCAAGTTCTGGAGATAGTTTCTCCTAGAACTTTGAGTTTACTTCCGAAAATACGTTTTTTGGTAGACAAAGTGGTCAAACCTAATCTTCCTTCTGAGATGTGTTTTCTGGGGTATACAGACGGTCAATTAATAATTGGGCTCCAATTAGGTTTGCATTTTTTGAATGAGTACCAACCTTATCCCTGCTGGGCATCTATTGATGATTACGACATCACGAAGTACAGCCACGTTCTCATCAAGGCTGCAATGTATCAGATATTGACTTCGCAAGGAATTTTTG